AGGTCTACCATTTGGGTTAGCCACTTCGCCTTTTTTAAATTGATGTTGTATTATATCTTGTGCTGCCATTGTGCTATTATTGTGCTATTTATTTATCTAATTTAGACTTAAAATGTTCACAAAGTTTATCCATCTTACCAAGATAATATGTCATAAAATCCTTGTATCCTTCATTATCTTGTTGATAGTTAATGTACAAAATACCCCTTAATCTTTGTGATGGGGTTTTGTTAGATTCAAGGTCGGTTTTAATATTATCTAGTGTGTCAAGTTCATCTTGTTGAAATAATTCTTCTTTGATAGCTATGTAACAAAACCTTTGGTTAAGTTGGAATACTTGTGCTAGGTCATTAGGTGCTAGTTCTTGAGTTCCAAAGGTAACCTTAATTGTTTTATCCTTTCTAGATGTTAGTCCTTCTATTTGTGCGGGTAGTATTATCATTTGCCTTGTCCTCTACTTGGTTTTGGTTTAGGGGAATGTTTGTTATAAGATTTCTTTGGTCTTCCGTTTTTTCTTTTACCAAATGAAACTTTGGTTGAGTCGCTTTTACCTTTTGCCATCTAATTTTTCTTTATGTTTCTTTTTTAAAAATTCCATATGAGTTTTAGTGTCTCCCATTACAAGATGACATTGTCTACATAGTGCCATAAGATTCTCTATTTTATCACCTATTTTAGTTCCCCCCATTCCTCTAGCTTCTATATGATGAATATCAACGGCTCTTGTACCACATATTTCACAAGGTATGAACTCATCTAAAATGTAACCAAAATGGGAACAATATATTTTAGTGTGATTTTTTATTATCTATTTCTTTAAGTTTATTAATTGCCCATTCAATGCCAGAAGTACCACCCCAAGCATCCCACATCAAACCGCCACAACCTTCGGAATATGGAACATCTTTATTTTGTTGATGTCTTTTAAAAGATGCCATTCTAGAAATAGTATCTCTAGATATATTTTCTTTGTTTGCTAATTGATTTGCTCTAGCTTTCCCAACCGCCGTTCCGCATTCACCCCATCCGTTTGCTTCTACCCATTTTAATACTTTTTTAGCATTATTACTAGCGGATTCGGGGTAGTCATTATATGTTTCTTCAAATTCAAATTTCACCCCTCTTCCGTTTGGTAATGCATTTACTTGTGTTATAACATCGGGATTATTATCCGTATGAATTTCAATATTTAATGAACTTATTTTTTTTACTTTCTCTCTATTAGAACCCGTTGCATAAACTCTATCACTTGGTATATGTAATTCTCTAGCTACATTAAGCATATCGGTTTTATTATTTCTAGCCGATATTATATAAACTATATTACCCATTTGATAATCTCTTAATGCTTTTTCTTTACCCGCACTTGTACTTAATACTCCATCATAATCATAACTTACTTTTTTAGCCGACATTTTACCGCCTGCTAATATTGCTCCCCATACTTCGGCAGCTTTTTCGTGTGTGTCATAAATACAAGCACCCGTTCCGATTCTATATTTACCATTAGAACATTTAAATATTGGCATTGTCTATCAATTTATTATAAATAGCAAATCTCTTTCTATTTATATCGTGTAAGTTGAAATTGGTATTGCAATAATCAAATAGCTTTTGTCCATATTCCTTCCTAGCATCTTCATCGTTTACTAATAACTTTATCCATTTATACCAATCTTGTTGATTGTTTACATAACATACGGGCATATTCTTATAAGGATGAACGTTGCTAACTATGGCGGGGTTTTTCTTTGATGCGGTTTCTAGAACCTTTAGATTTGATTTCATTGAACCAAACTTATTTTCTACCAATGGAATTATACTTATATCCGAATCCGCATAAGCACCCATATATTTGGTTATTTCGGCATAGTCATAAATAGTAGGGTTTAATTTTAAACCATTGGTAAATACTCCTATCATTCTATCCCAAACTTGTTTCTCCCCTAGATTATAACCCGCAATGATTGTACGAACGGGGAAGTTTATTTTCTTCATTGGGTTTCTTAATATATCTAAATCGGGAACGTGCGTACCGCTACCCGACCAAAACAATCTAACTAAATCCGATTCTAATTTATTATCGTGAAATTGTTCTTCGCCATAAGGAATGGCATTAGGAAGTATCTCAACGTTAGGATTGTATTGATATATCTCTTCGGCTAATCTTTCGTGAGTACAAGTGCATAGGTCGGCTACTCTCATATATTCTACTATAATTTCTCCTATATTACTTTCACTATACCTTTGAGATAAAACGTGAGACGGGGGTAATTTCCAATAGTCATCATTATCTACTATCAATTTGAAGTTATATTTAATCTTCATCTTGACTAATAGTTTAGCATCCGTTGAAGCTAAAAATCTATTAAATAGAACTATATCATAATTATTATCAAACACCGCTTCATTAATAGTATCGGTGATAAGACAATAGTCTTTACGCATATTAACTAATGGCATCATAATTCTATGATACCCAACCCCGCTAAATTTATTTGTAATTGCTAAGATTCTCATAAAGGAATATAATATGCTTTAGTTCCGTTTGAATAATCGGATACATTTTTAGTATGTAAATCCCAAGTCTTTTTAACTAAATCCATTTTATTATACCCATAAGCATCTATGCCATTTTTTTCTATATGGATAGCTTTTGTTGATGGGATAAATTTAGTATGTAATCCCGATGCTCTAACTCGTGTGCAATAGTCTAGGTCAATTGCTCCATATGGGTCAAGTTCTTGATTGAACGCACCTACTCTATGTATTGCTTCTTTTGTTATGGTAAAATTGCCAATCAAATCTAATGAGTCACCATTGAACCCATCTAAAGGTATTGAGCATATTCCAATAGTTTTATCTTCTAAGTATTCATTTCTCATCCTTAGCCAATCATTTGGTTCTATTATGTCGTTCCCCATTATAGTAACAAAATCAAATCTATTTGTGTTTATTTGTTTTAATCCTACATTAATTGCATTAGCTATACCTACCTCTTTTACTATTACAACTTCTTGAATATCCGCACCCGCATTAGAAAGATTTATTCCTAATGTATTTACGTTATCATTCATATAGTTTAAAAATATTATTGCATTCATCGTGGTGTATTTTTGCCTAGTTCTCTTGCGGGTACTCCCGCATATTTTGTATATTCTTTTGATACCCCTTTAAAGAATGCACTTGCTCCAATCATACACCCTTCTTTTATATGTGCGTATTGATGCAATACGGCATTTAATCCTATGTTTGAATTTTCTTCAATTATAGAATGACCGCCAATTTTAGCACCACAACTTATTGTAACATTATTAGAAATAATACAATCGTGTCCTATATGTGCGTGTTTCATTATAAAACAATCATTACCAATAATTGTTCCTTCCCCATCCGTACAACCATCAATAGTAACTAATCCCGTTATTTTATTATTGTTTCCAATTATAACTTTAGAGTAGGGATTGTCCCAATGTTTTTTATGTTCGGGTGGTGCACCAATAATACAATAAGCACCAATATAATTGTTATCACCTATTTCAACATCTTCATAAATGATAGCGGTAGGATGTATGTAATTAGTCATTTGCTTTAGGTTTACGACCTCGTTTCTTAGGTTCTTCGGTTATAAAAGTTATTATAGTATCATCTTCTTTTTTATCAAACTCTAGCAATGGCAAAGTTGTATAGTAGGTATATAATCTCATTACCATTTCCATACGACAAGACCCGCACCATATTGTAAGGACAAAGGTAGGGTTGAGATATTTCCTATATATATGCTCATACATTCTAAGTATATCTAAGTCTAAGTTTCTTACATAACCACTTAGTGCGGTTTCGTAATTATTATAATGTTCTTTTAAAAATGCTCTATGTTCTAGTTCCATATTTTATAAATTAAAGTTTCTAATATTGGTGCTATGAATCCCGATATAAATAATACACTTGCTATGTTAAGGATTAATTCAGGTGAGAAATATAGTACGACCGCAACCCACGAAGCCAAACAACTTCCACAACTGAAAGGTTTGAAATTGATTTTCCATTTGATATGAAGGTTGTGGATAGTAGTAAAAAATAATGATGCACAGACACTTGTTATAATTATTTGAATCATTTTCTAATATGTTTTTTTAGTTCGTTCTTAGTTTGTTTTAAAGTTCTAATTATTGACATATAAGGTATTCCCGTTTGCCTACTTAATTCTTTTGCATTCTTATTAAAGTCAAAAGTATATAGTCTTAATATCTCTTTTTGATACCAATGGAGTTTTTCTATTCCTTGCTCCATAACATCAATGACATTATTTTGTGGCTCTTCGTGTCTATCCTTTTCTACATATTCGGTATAGTTTCTATACTTTTTCCAAAATTGGCTTCTATCCGATTTTATCATATTAAGCATTGTCCTAACAATATAAAATCTTATTTCATTCCTTTCATATAATCCAAATAATTTACTTTCTTCCATTTCTAATAAAACTAAAAAGACTTCAACTTTCAAATCATATTGCAATTCTTCTGGTTGCATCTTTGCAAATGCTTGATTTACTTCATCATTTAACCAATATTGCTCTATAATTTTATTTTTGTCCATTCAACCAAAGTAGCTTTTTTTTCTACTTCGGTACAAATATAAACAATTCCACCACATTTGTGTATATCATTTAACCTTTCTTTTTGTTCAATGCTTAACTTGTCTCCTAATTTTTTTATTTCAACCGCTACATAAATTCCTTCGGATGTATATCCTTGCAAGTCCGCCCAACCTTTTTCAATCGTTCCTTTTCTTTTTCCAAATGGAATATTATTAACTCTATTAAGTCTAAACCCTATATATCCTAAATTTGTTTTCGCCCATTTAGTAAGGTCGTTCGCACTTATATCCATTTATAATTTTTTATATTTATTATCAATTATCATTGGGGTAGTATTAATCCATTTAACCGAGTGATGTATTCGTGGATTATTTGAGTTCATCATTGATACTTTTACATTTGATGGGTTATACATTACCGAGAAAAATGATTTTACATAAGTACCATTATCTTTATACATTTCCGTTAAACCTTTCTTTTCTCCTTGTGTATCTTTTTGGTCTAATTGTATATTTGTAAATGTAAAAAATATATCTCCTTTACTCCCTAAATTAACATAGGTAGTTACATCTTCATTCATTCTACCAAGAAATTTAAAAGGTCTATCGGTTGAACATAAGAAAGAGTTCATTGCTTTTCTTTTTAATTTTATACCACTAAACCCTCCTATATGGTCACCCCCTTGTGAAAATGCTATTGTTTTTATATTTGTAGATTTATAAAAGTTAACCATTGAATCAAATACTTTATCTAAGTTTTTTATAATCTTAGCACCGCTTTCATATCTATAACCAAAATAATAATAATCATCGCACATTATATAAAAATACTTTATGCCATTTTCTTTTGCTAGGTCAAATATTTTATTAGCGGAATACAATGTACTTCTTAAATCATTAGTATTATCTCCCGAATCCATTTCTTTTGATGCTAATTCTTTATCAAAAACTAATAATTCATCTCCATATTTTATCTTATAATCATTCAATGTTTTATCTAAACTATCGGCAACTAAATATATCTTGCCCGTATATCCACATTTTCTTAATGTGTTATATGTCCACATTTTATCGGGTCTTCCGTGAACCATTATAAATATAGCAAATTCTTTATTCTCCATATTCTTGTAGGTATTGGTTTCTAATTTCATCGCATAGTTTCACATAGTTTAATTGAATAGCTTTCTCAAAATCAATAATAACCAATGCCGATTTCTCCATTAGTTCTTGCATTTCTTTACTTGAATGAGCATAATATTCGGCAATCTTTTCATAGTTAAAAACATTATGTCTTCTACTAGCATCTATCAAAAACATCTTTTCTTCATTAGATACACTTGATGCATCAATCTCTTTCATTAATCTACTTGTCTTTGTTTTATCACAAAGTTCTAAAAGATGTGGTTTGACATTTCTAGGCTCGTAAATTGGAGTTTGTATCTTCAAGCTATATTTCTTTTCTTCTTGTTGTACTTCCCTTCCAAATAAATTCGTTTGTTTCATATTAGTTTTTTTTATATGTAATTAGTTTGTCTAGTAGTTCTTTTTCTAAATTTAATACATTTTTATTCTCAATAGCATCTTGTCTTGATAAAAAGCAATCTATAAAGTTAATAGTATAGCACCATTTTAATGTGCCATTCTCGGTATATCTAACTTGGTAAACTTTCAAAATATCTTACTATCGCTAGTTTTTTACATTGTGATTCAATAAAATCCTCATCTTTAATTTGTTTGCTAAACTCCTTACCTTCTATAACATTCATTTTATTCAATTTATATTGATTATCATCTCTAACAATCTTTAAAATTTCATCAATTTGTTCTTGTGAAATCTTTAATTTTTCTTGTTGAATTAAAATTCCAAATACTTTATCCGCATTAAAAACCCTATTAAAGTCCTTTTTAGCCGATTCTAGCCACTCTTTCATAGTGAATGATACTATTTGGTCATCGGTTAATTTAGGTGGCTCAATTTCCTTTAAAATAGGTTTTAGTGTTTTTCTTATTTCATTAGCTTTTTTTGTATAGGCTAACATAACTTGGCCAATAAACTTGGGAGAAAACTTTTCATAGTGCTCGGTAGAGCAATCCATCTTACCTTGAACCGCCATTTTAAAAGCTATTCTAAATTCTTGGATGGTGTATAATGGATAGCTAGTGCGTATAAAATCTTCTATAATAACCATTTCTTCTTTATCGGGATAGTTTTTAAATCCTAATAAAGTAAAGATATAAGCTAAGTTTTCTCTTAAAACTATTGGTGAAACTAGATTTAGTTTATCACCATTAAAAGAATTAACTATCTCATTATCAACTATTAACCCACTCTTTAAGGGTTGCCATTCGTTGCTTACTTGTAGCGGTTGGCTCAAATGTTTTTGTATTTCCATATCTTAATTTGTTTTTAATCCAAGTGTTAACCCTACGTTTTACATCAAAAAACTTTTCTAACTCATATCGCAATTTACCTTTTTTATTTGGTTCGCACCAATACTCAATAAATTCATTATATGATTCTCCTAAAATTTGCTCATACTCTTTTATATTATTTATAAATAAATCTTTATTATTTATATCTATATTTACATTTTCCATATGACCTATCATATGTGTGGTCATATGACCAGATTCTTTTTCTATGTTTTTAGTATGTTGATTTTTACCTAAAACGTTATTCCGCCTAGATTCCGTGAATGTTTTCCTACGTTCTTTTTCCATATCTAACCTTTCATTATACCATAGACCATTGTCATCTTGAATGAATTTGTCCTTAATCTTGTCCCAAAGTTGACCTATCGTATGACCTATCATATGTGTGGTCATATGACCTCTATTAAATTGTAGCATTAACAAATCTATGTAAGCACCTTTCTCTTCAAAGGTCATTCCCATAGTACCACCTAAATAATCATTAGGGTAGAATAAAAATGCGGGGTCTTTTGACATAATAAAAAAATGGGGTTCAGAATCCCTGCTAGTCGCATTAGCAGTTCATCATTCCCCCAATATTGTTTTATAAACTATATGCGACATAGTTTTGGTTAATTCTTTGTAAAGATATTGTAATTTTTAATTTCATCCTCAATTTCCGCAATTTTATTTCTATACCATTCTTCGGTAAACATTAAATCACTTGCGGTCTTTACATTATAAATAACTGTTGTATGGTCTTTTACTCCAATGAACTTAGCTATTTCACTTAGGGATAATCTAGTATGATTTTTTAAAATATATGCAGCTGCCTTTCTAGCAAAAACAGTATTTTGTTGTCTATTAGTAGCGGTTACACTTGTTTCAAAAACATCTTCAATTAAAGAAATTAATTTTTTAGCACCTATTTTTTCGGATGTTAAACTCGTAACATCTTCCGTTAATAGATTAGCTTTTATTAATGTTCTTCTAAGCATCTTTAAATTGCTTTTTTGAGAATTATAAAAATCTACAATACTATATTCTAGTTTTTCCATTAGAAGTTTAATGTTTCTTTAGGTGTAAAATTATCCTCATATATTTGATAATCGGGATGTTTAGACTCGGTCTTGTATGTATTAACCCACATTGAATATTTTTTATCTTCAATAGTAAAGCTAATAACTTCGCCTTTGGCGGTTTGCTTTTTCCAAGCACCATACTTCTTTTTTACTTCTTTTTCCATTAGTTCTTATTTTTTAATAATGAATACTTAGCAACATACTTTGTGTTACGTTTTGTTCCTACATTAACAATATCGGTTTTAATATTATGCCCTTCATCACGAAGGTTAAATACTATTGCAGCTAGTCTCAATGTTCCATATTTTCTTAATGCCACTAATGGAGTAAGCGGTTCTTTTTTTAAGTGATTAAGCACTTGTGTTTGTTGACTCATTTTTGTTTTTTAATTTAGAAAAATTATATTGATTGTTTAAATTATATGAATTATCGGTAGTATTATTACGGAAATTACTAGATACTTTAAACTTATTAACCCACTCTTGTTCGGTTAATTTTTTACTAGGTAAAGCTATTCTACTTACTTTTATTCCCCAAATATTTATCATATTTATTTATTTTGATTTTCGGTAATACTTTTAAATGCTTTATTATATTGGTCTAAAGATGTATATGCACTTATCTTAATGGCTATTTTATCTTTAGTTGAATCATCATAGCTAGTATTTTCTAATAAAGATATTAATTCCATTCTTTTAACTTCGCCTACTTCATCCTTATGCTCATTAGTGGCATCACTATCTTTAGTGTCATCAATAGCAAACAATCCATTTAAAGCATACTTTCGTGCGTAACTAGATGCACTACCCGTTATTTGTGCGGAGTCCATACCTTTTTTTACTTCCTCTTCCCTAGCCCAACCATTAACCGATATATGATTATCGGTATCATCTAATAAAGTTGCGGTTGCTTTAATGTAGATTCTATCACCTACTTGTACTACTTCATCACTAATAATTAAAGCCGTTCCATATTTATTTAATATGGGTTTAACCGCTTCAATAATATCTTCCGCACTTCGGTACTTATATTTCCCGAAGTTGTTGGTTTGCCCTTTCGGTGCTTTTAATTCCGATTGAATTTTTACTAAGTTCATTTGTTTGTTTTTATAATTTATAATTGATGTTCTTCATATACTTCGGTCATATCACTCAACCTTATATAAGGTCTAGCTATTTGTGGTTCTACTTTAGCATCGGGATACTTTGATTTATAATATTCTCCATAATCTTCTTTAGCTTTTTCATACATTATATAATATTCCGCTTTAAAAAATTTATGGCAATTTTTATACTTATATCTCCAATAGTCTAAGTTGTCTCCTAGTTTCATTAATTGATAGTCCATTAGTTAATTGTTTTAGTTTCTAAAATTGTTTTAATTGGTGATAAGCTACCACCATTTGCTAGAATAATAAACTTTTCATAGGCTTCATCTTTATTAGAACTGCCTGATTCACTTACAAAAAATGAATCAATCGTTGTGTAATAAAAAGTCCATCCGCCTGTTTGTTTTGTCTCTTGTACAAATTCTACTTTTTTCATTTGTTTGTTTTTTTGTTTTTATAATTTAATATATCCTGATTCTTTATCGTACATTATATCTTCTTTCAATTCTTTTTCTAATCCGATTATTCTTAATTCTACTTTTTCCCAATCAAATTTACTTAATGGCCACCCCATATAAGTTTCAATGCCATAACCTAATTTAATATAAAGAACGAATAATTTTGATAATAATCTTTTTTTTTCTTGAGTTTTCATAGTTTGTTTTTATTTTTTATATATTAAAGAATATCCGTGTTTATCTTGATTGATTATAACCATATTATCTTTATTCTTTCTTTTAACTATTTCACAAGTACCTTGTCTTATATTAGTAATATATTTACCATCAATAGTTTTTAATGACCAAAAAGAATATATGCCATAGTTTTTAGTTAAAACTGCACCATTCTTTATATACTCTAAAACATCTTTACTTATTAATTTTTTCATAGTTTGTTTGTTTATTAATTTGGAATACAATATACATTTCCATATGCACTATTTTGCCATTCCCACCATAGATTGTGCTTATCTAATAGGTCATTTAATTTTTGACTTCCAAAACTTAAATTCATATCCCAATAGTTTAACCAAGATTCTGCATTAGGTTCTTCGGCATCAATCCAAAAAACTCCACGAGAATCATCGTGCCATTCTTTAACGGGACATCCTAGTTTCTTTAATTCATTGAAACATTTTTTTGCATTACTTTTCATAGTTTGTTTGTTTGTTATAAAGCAAATCTACACCCTATGAACATACTATCCTAATATTATACCCACTATTTTTTATCAATTTGATGAGTGGTAAATATGAATGATGAGTGGTATTACTAATATCCTTAGTAATTAATACTAAAGAACTTAGCATAACATTTACCATTTATCCTTGTATATTACCGCTTGTGTAATAAACTAGGATAAGTAGTTTATAAGTTGTATATTGTATTTTAATTAGTTCTTTCACATAAACCAAAACAATCTATGAAAACAATCATTAGAAAATCCGTATGCAATGAGATTACAAAAGCAATTCCCGAATTATTAGATAGTTCGCTTTGTTGGATGAAATCAAAATATGCAAATGTAAACTTTGAAAATGTAGACTTTATATTTTCAAATAGTTTTAATACTTCTAAGTATTATAGAAATGCTAATAATGTTAAGTATGTAAATCCTACTATTGCTCTTTGCACTACAAATATAATAGGGTTATATGATATGAAAACATTGAAGATTAAAAAACGATTTATAGTTGCAGATAAAAAAGCACAAATAAAACGTGCATTAATTCACGAGTTAACTCATCACGTTCAATTTGAATTGAAATTACCAATAGGTGAATTATTAACAACTAGTAATGAGTTAGAGTATCTTAAAGAATACTACCCTACTTATTACAACAAAATAATGGGCATAAAAAAACCAACATTAATTTAGTGTTGGTTTTATATAGTGCCATCTTGTAATGGCAAGTCTATTGTATCATCTATTTTTCTATATCCTTCTTGCCAAAGGACTTTAGTTAAGATTATGCTTTTCCTAATAATAGTTTTTTCACAATCTTTAGGATTTATTAAATGCATTAACTCGTGTATTAAAATTTCCATTGCCTTTTTCCCACGCAACCTTTCATCAATTTCTATTACCCCATCACTAGATGAAATTCCGTATGCTTGTTCCTTCCCAAGTTTTCTATATATGACTTTAATTTTCACGATTTCAAAAGTAGTTCATCGGGTCTTTCAATCTCTTTTACTATCATCTTAGTGCCACCTCTAATCTTAGCTAACATTCTACTAATTTCATTTTGTAACTCGCATACTTTTGTAAACTCGTTTACCAACCAACTCTCTTGTTCTTGTATTGTCATTTTATTAAAACCTTTTGGCATTTTCATTTTGTCTAGTTTTTATTATCTTCTTTAAATATATAGCTAAGTCTAGTGCTTCCTCATATGCGTGTTGAAGCCATTGTTCTTCATTTAAATCCGTTCTATCCATAGTTGTTCCGTATTCTATCCTACCCTTTTCTTGTCTTGCTATAAGGTCATCTATTATTGAATACATTATCTTACTCATTATTTATCGGTTTTAGAATGATATTTATTACAAGTATTACATTTATATTGAATGCGTGTTAATCCCGTTGCGGTAATTACTTTGTTATTACGAATTAAATCATCGCTTCCGCACTCGGGACAACTACCCCTATCCCAACCAAATACAACTCCATAATGAGTCTTTGGAATCATATGCCCTCTTAATGCTTTGAATACTTGTTCAAGTAATGTTACATCCTTCTTGCAATACTTAATCATTTTTTCCATAGCAATCTTATCATTCCTTAAAAGTATATCTTTCCAAAGATTGTATTCGGTTTTAATCTTACCACCTAAACCTAGAAACTCCGCTATATAATTTAATCTATTAGATTGAAATCTAAACTTAGACCTAGCTACTTTTAAAGTATCAATAGTAACATAGTTAGGGAACATATCTATTTTGTGAAACAAACATCTTGTTCTAATCCAAGCCAAATCAAACTTATCTCCATTGTGTCCTACCATCTCATTTGATGTATTCGCTACATCAATGAACTTGGTGAGCATCGTTTTATCGTTTTGCTTACTATCCCATTGCAAGGAATATACTTCTTTCTCATCTTCCCATTTGTAACATATGCAAATGATTGCACGTTCTTTTATTATGTTATCCGTTGTTATGTTTTTCTTGTATCCCGCTTCCCAAAACAATCCAATATTAGGACTTGTTTCAATATCAAAGAATAGTCTTCTTCGTTTGGTTTTTAGCATTAGATTTGTTTGTAGTGTGTAATTCCATTTAGTTTAGTTGCTTTTAAAATTTGTTTTCTATTCCTATTTGAATAAGAAACGTGAACCCAATCGGGTTGTATATCATTTCCAAATTCCCAAATTAATTGGTCAAATGGGAGTTGTTCTTTTATATATTTAAATATGTCGGCATTTGTTACCCCGTTAATAGTGCCATCCATATCTATGTCAATGGCTTGACCCAATGAGTGCTGTGATGAATTAGCACCTCCTATTTTGGCATTTAATTCTTTAGACCTATAACCACTTGAAATTAAAATAGGTTGTCTAAAATTGACTCTAATGGGTTCAAAGATGTGTTCGGCTAATTCTTTTAAATTAGCTATATGTTCTTCGGTAGGCATATTAGAAATGCCATTTCTTTTTGCGGATTCACTACGAGTAATCTCCGCTAGTTCTAAATGTTCGGATAGTTTCATATACTAAAGAATAATATTATAGTTAATATATATAAAATTCCTAATACAATTAATAATCTTTTCTCGTATTTGGACATTTGATTTATATATTATTGTTTCGTAAACTTATCTATTGTAGCCAACCCCATTGATGCACAAACTAGATAAAATACTAATTCCCCTATATGCTCGTTTTTACTCCATAAGAATGTACCGAATAGAATAAAAGCACCAATAGTAGAAATAAATCTTTTGTGAGATACACTACCTTTTTCATCCGATAGCATATCTTTTAATATTTGTTTCATAGTTTAAAATATATAGATGCACCATACCTTTTATTAGAATTGTAATTAAAGCCAATTAAAGCCTTTTCCTTGACCTTATACATCATTCCTATACCTATACCATCTAATTGCTTATCCTCTCTTATTTCACCCATAAATCCCAAATAAAGAGCATTCTTTATTTTAGGCTCAATAGTCTTTGTAATATATATAGCTTTTTCTTTTAAATTAGCTTCAAACTTCCTACCTATTATTTTGTTTTGTGTAATCGTGTCTTGGATATAGAACGTATTTGAATCCAATTTTATTGTATCATTATACGCATATATACGGCTATAATCGGATATTATCCGTATTGTATCGTGTATTTCTGTACGTACACTATCAATGATATAGAATGGTATATCATTCCCTTTCTTGTACTTAATAGATTGTTTTGTTGTATAGATAGTATCATACTTAGTAACTTGTAAAAGTTCTCTATTAGTAAACTTATCCCTATTAAAAAACAATACTAATATGAAAACTACTAGTAAAAATATTAGGAAATCTTTAATCATTCTTAAACTTTTTAGCTGCCTTATAATAATAACGAATGGCAAATAAACCCGAAATAATAGCAACCAAACTACCGAATAGGGTTACAACAGGTTGAATACTTGTAATACTTATTGCAGCACTTGTGATACTTAGCATCACTCCAAAGTCAGCTTGGTTGCTATGTGGTGTCATTTAATCTTCTTTTATATCTATTACCTTCGCATCTTCTTTAGGATTTTGCTCGGCATTCAATTTACCCAAAAATTGCAATAGCGGTAAGCCATATGCGGTAGGGATTGTGTTAATAAATGACTCTAGGTCTTTTAATTGTTGTTCATTGATTGTTATCATAATATATATTTTTTACAAATGTAGGATTATTTTATAATAATATCTTTAATCGGTGTCTCAATTATTGGAGTTTCTACTATTGGCTCAACCACAGGAGGCACATAATTGCCTGTAATAGTTAAGTTTAAGGAAGTCGCAATATAATCCCAAGCATATTGATTAGTTTGATAAGCAATATAGTCTTGACCTGAAATCCCTACTAAACCATTATTTACATTTATAAAGTTAGCATCTAATAGCATATAAGAAAAAGATGCATAGTCTATAAGATTGTCGGCTTGTACTTCTGCCTTTAAATATATGGCTTGAACATTTTGTCCATTTTGCCAAATTGATATTGGAGATATTGTTTTCATATTATTTATTTTTTAATTCGTTTATCTGCTCTTGTAATGATGTTATAATAGATTGTTGTTCTTGAATAGCTTTTACTAATATAGCAGTTATATTACCATAATTTAAACCTTCAGGTTCATTGTTTTCATCATTATATTGTACAAATTCATTCAAACCTAAAGCATCTATTTCTTCTGCTATAAATCCTGCAAATTGTTTATCCCCGTCAAAATCAGATATACTTTTATAATAAATTGGATTCATTAATAAAATAGTATCCAATCCTTTATCATAAGGTTTAATATCTTTTTTATATTTAATAGAAGATGTAGCACGAAATATATTTCCTGCACTATCTATACCTACGTTTGCTGCTACTCCTGAAGTATTATTATATGTTGTTGGAGAAACCAACCAACCATCTCCTCTTACTTTTAAAAAAACAGTTGCTCCAGAATAATTTGCTAAATAGAGACAAAAATCAGAACTATTTGTTCCTGCATTAATAATTTGTCCATAAGATTGACTTGTTGTTGAAGATGCAACTGCTGCTATTGTAAACACATTAGCAGAACCTTTTATTGATAAATTTGGCGCAGTATCAGTTGGATTATTTATTAATACATTACCCCCACTTGTAATAGACAATCTTGTAAGATTGCTTGTACCTGTTTTAAATGCAAGATTTGCAGTATTATCTGCTTCTGCATCGGTAACTATTGATGCTATTAATGCAGAACTATTATCAAAAAACCCAAATGAATTTCTTTTAGTAGTAGTTGATGGAGTTTTCATATAAAAAGACCAAGCTGCTGCACCATCATTAGTTATGCTTAATTTACCACTTGGGTTAGTTTCCCCTATACCTACATTACCATTAGCAAGTGCAGTTAAAAAATATGAGTCATTTGTTCCTAATTGAAAGGTTCCATTTTCTTGGTTTACTATATAAGCATTAACTCCATTTTGTCTATAATAAGTTCCGTCTGTAGAAGCAATACCTATTGTATTATCAGTTATAAGTAATCTTGTATCGGATGCAGAGTTTAAATGTAATGTTCTTGCAGGACTACTTGTTCCTATACCTACATTACCTGTTGATACATTTATTGTTATACCTTTTGTTCCTGTTGCATTATCAGCTAATACAAGATTACTTCCAGTATTATAAATTAATGCGTCTGTTGTATTACCTTGAAAAACTAATGAAGAATTAGCTTTATTTATGTATAAATCACCTGTTAATTTATTTCCACTTCCTGCACTTAAAGGGAGATAAGAACTTAAACTAGATGTCAAAGCTAAAGTTCCTGAAGCATCTGGAAATGTATATGTTCTTAATGCAGTACTATTAAATGTTAATATATTTGATTGAGTAATTGTACCAATTGCAACACCATTTGTACCATAAGCTGAAAAACTTGTATAACCAGTTGAAGTTGAACCTCCACCTGATTGAGACATTAATATTCCGACATTGTATTTATTAATATCTCCAAATGTATTTTGACCACTAAATGTTTTATTCCCTGCTATTGTTTGTACTCCTGTTGTAATCAATCCTCTTGCACTTGCACCTGCATCTGGAATGTTTAAAGTAATTACAGGAGTTGTAGTACTATTCGCAACAGTTGAGGAAACATCCGTTCCTGTTGTGCCTAAAGTTAAAGCAGCTACAGAAGTAACAGTTCCAACACCTGAACCACCTACTAAAGCTATTGTTCCACTTGCATTAGGGAAAGTAAAAGTTCTTGTTATATTATCTGACAAACCACTTAAATCTAATGCAGCATTTTTTGTAGCACTTACATAAGTAATCAAATTTATAATGTTTGCATTACTATTTATAGAAGAATAACCAATAGCAACAGGCATAACAGTATTACTCTTTAACAA